TTCGCATTTAGCAGCATTTAGCACTGCGTTTAGCACCATTTTACCTTGCGTTTAGCACCAAAATGCACTGCATTTAGCACCAAAACGCACTGCGTTTTGCGGCATATTGCACCGCAACTAATCAACGAAAATGAAGAAATATCGAAGTTGGTGTAAACTGACTGATAATGAATAGGAAACGGAATGATTTGCATGGAAGTGCTCTTTTCAAAAAGGGTAATAATATGCAGATTTAAGCAAAAGTTCAGTTACCAGAGCGTTACCCAATTTTGCCACAGGTAACGACGGAGAAAAAATAGGTAACTGAATTATTTTCGCACGTGTGGCTGTTGCTACGGTCGGCAGTTTTCTGCATAAGTGAGGAACGCTTTGAATTTGGTAATTTTGCCACAAAACATCAAAGCGTATGAAAACAGAAAAGATGAAGGTGTTGCTCTACCTCAAAAAGAGCGGTCTTGACAAGTCGGGCAAGGCTCCGATTATGGGACGGATAACCATCGGGCGTTCCATCGCACAGTTCAGTTGCAAGCTCTCCTGCAATCCTGACTTGTGGAATCCTCGTGAGAGCAGAATGGACGGCAAGAGCCGTGAGGCTGTGGAAGTGAACGGCAGGTTGGAGAACTTGCTGCTTTCCATTCAGTCATTCCATCAGTCTTTGCTTGCAAGAAGTTGCTCATTTGACGCAACCGACGTGAAGGAACAGTTTCAAGGCAGTGTGCAGACACGGTGCATGCTCATTGAAAGATTGGATAAGCTCATTAAGGAGAAAGAAAGTCATATCGGTATAGACATCAGGAAAGAGTCCATGGCAGGCTATCACTCCACGAGAATCCGCTTGCTGGAGTTCATTCAAAAGAAGTATAAGGTTTCTGACTTGGCTTTCTCACAACTGACAGAGAACTTCATCCATGAGTTTCAGCAGTACTTCTTGGGGGAGTGTGGATTTCAGGAAAGCTCATTCTACAATGTCGCCACCCATTTGAAGACAGTATGCAGGCTGGCTTACCGTGAAGGATTGGCTGATGTACTACTTTTTGACAAAACCAAGATTAGCAAGGGTAACAAGAAACTCCCCAAAGCACTCGACAAGGAAGCATTGGAAAAGCTGAAGGCTCTCCACTTGGAGGACTTGGAGGAGGAAATGGAAACGGCAAGGGATATTTTCCTCTTTGCCTGTTATACAGGTGCTGCATATTGCGATTTGATGGAACTGAACAAGTCCCATCTTGTGCGTGATGATGAGGGCTGCCTTTGGCTGAAGTTCAACCGTCAGAAGACAGGTGTGCCTTGCCGTGTCAAACTGCTGCCCCAAGCCATACGGCTGATGGAGAAGCTCCACAGCGAAGAAAGGGAAGCATTGCTCCCTTTCATGAGATATGCTACTTACCAATCATATTTGAAAGCCCTGCGACTTCGTGCTGGTATCCCGTTTCCCTTTACCACACATACGGCAAGGCACACCTTTGCTACGCTCATCACGCTTGAGCAAGGAGTTCCGATTGAAACTGTGAGCAAGATGCTCGGACATAGCAATGTAAGCATGACCGAGCGTTATGCAAAGGTTACATCCCAAAAACTCTTTGAGGAGTTTGACCGCCTCCTTTCTTTTACCGAAGATATGCAGTTGGCTATCTAATCCTTATCAAGTCATTTGATTGCTTATCTATTCTTTTAAAACTTCAAAATATCAAGACAATGAGAAGTACATTCAAGATACTGTTCTATATCAACAGACAGAAGACAAAGGCAGACGGCAACACCGCCATTCTCTGCCGTATCACCATAGACGGAAAGAGCACCGCCATTACCACAGGAGAAGAGTGTAAAGTCTCCGAGTGGAACACCAAGCAGGGTTTGACGACTGACAGGAAGACCAATCAAAGAATCAGCGAGTTCAGGGAATTGGTAGAGAATACCTATCGGGACATACTGACGAGGGAAGGAGTGGTAAGCGTGGAACTTATCAAGAACCGTTTGCAAGGCATTGCCACCAATCCCACCACGCTCCTTACCATGAGCAAGGCGGAACTGCAATCTGTCAAGGAGTCGGTAGGCAAGTCAAGGGCAGAGGGGACTTATCTGAACCTTTACTATTCTGATAGAAATCTCCGAGAATTTATCGAAAACAAAGGAGTACAAGACATATCTATCGCCACCATTACGGAGAGTTTGTTCGAGGAATACCGCTTCTTCCTGAAAAAGCATGGGCTGAAAGCATCGACTGTCAATACCAATCTCTGTTGGCTGAGTCGACTGATGTTTCGTGCGGTGAGCAGCAGGATTATCCACTGCAATCCCTTTGAGAACGCCAAGTATGAGAAGGAGGAAAAGAAGATACGTTTTCTGCAAAAGAGCGATGTAATGAAACTTATGGTAATAAGGATGAATGACAAGGAAGCAGAGTTGGCACGGCTGATGTTTGTCTTTTCCTGCTTCACAGGCTTGGCTATCTCAGATATGGAGAATTTGAAATACAAGCATATCCAAACGGCAGCAGACGGACAGAGGTATATCCGCAAGGAGCGTCAGAAGACAAAGGTTGAGTTTGTCGTGCCGTTACATCCCATAGCGGAAGCTATCATCAACTATTATAGGAAAGAGCAGGCAAGAAACGAAGAACAGCAGACGGTGAAAGAAAAAGGCGACAGCCTTGTCTTTCAACCTCATTGCAGTCGTAGCGTGATGGGCAAGAACCTGTGCATCGTGGGTAAGGCTTGCGGTATCAGACTGAAATTGTCGTACCATGTTGCAAGGCATACCTTCGGTACGATGTGCCTTAGCGCAGGAATCCCCATTGAGAGCATTGCCAAGATGATGGGACACGCTTCCATATCCAGCACGCAGATTTACGCGCAGGTAACGGACAAGAAAATTTCGGAGGATATGGACAGGCTCATTGCCAAGCAATCAGTAAAGGAAAAGGAAACTATGGAGAGAGAGGAAAATGACCATTTCGCTGCAACTCCTTGTATCATAGTCTTTTATTTTTTTATCCTTTTTAATTGTAGCCATATTGTAGCCACAACAGAGTATTTTGAGAGTACACGCAGATACTGCTACCCGAAATGCGCACTTGCATTTCTTGGGTTCAAAAGTACAAAAAAGTAGAACATCCTCCAAATTATTGTGGGAAAATGTTTTAGAAATCTTTTGGCTACAATTTTCAGTGCATGGTGCAAGTCTATATATATAGATAGACCTTGCACCATGCACTGACAGTCCCAAAGGTGTGATTGATATGGCAGGCTCAATATTTTCGCCTACGTATTGGGCAACACGGCAACAAATAACGCATAATGTTAAAAATGCAAAATGGCAATATAATGCCAATATTGGCAATTTAATATTCTTTCTAAAGCCCTATTTGTTAAGAACTTTGCAGCATTATTTCTAACAAAAAGACGGATACATATGAATACAAAGAAACAAAACTCCGGAAGTAATGCAAAATTCTACGTTGTACTTCCGACACTTGAAATCATGCTCTCCGCCAGCAAAAACTGCAAGCTAAGGGCAGGCTATGCCAATATGGAATATTCCAACTTTATGAAACACTGCAAGATGCAGACCGACCTTCGTATCAACACTTATGCAAGATGTGCGGCAGCCTTCGATATGGACGTGCTCTTGATACATCTCCCCAAGGGTATGATTGAGTCCATGATAGCAACCACGCCCCATAAAAGCCTTCGCTTCTCCACAATGGAGCAGGAAGATCTCATCGTCATTCTCAATCGGCTGTGCAAGCTGGACAGTAGAAGATTTAAGCAGCATCTTATGCAGTTATTGCACCAATTGGGGAAGGACTCTGAATTTCCAGACGGATGATAATCCACGGAGAGCAACTATTCAATCCTAAACTGAAAAGAGAAGTGGCATATGACAGAAGAAGACAATTTACAAAAGACGGTAATTGCAGAGTTACGCTCACTAAGGAACGACATGGAGCGGATAGCCGGCTTTATCGTGGAAATGAGACGCGATTATTCCGTTTTGGAGGATAAGATGGAACTCAGTTCCTCCGACGTCATCAGACTCTTGGGCATTTCGCGGGCATCCCTTGCCCGATGGAGGGACACCAACGCAATCCCGTTCAGGTATATATCATGCAACCACGTTGCCTATCCGTTCAAGGGACTTTACGTCGCCATCAAGAGCGGACGTGCCTCCTTCAAGGGTTTCAGACGAGTGGAAGCCCTACAACGGCTCAACGCCTACAAGGATGGTGTCCTTAAAGGATATATGGGTGATGGTCAAACTTTATTTGAGGAGCTATGAACATCAAAGAAGAAATACTGAGCCGAACCAACAAAGGACTGGATGTGTTCTGCTTCTATATGCCTATCGACTTTGTGCCAAAGCGCAATTTCCGAAATCCTATGTATGACGACAGGCGTGCATCGTGCAATATCTATCTCGACAACAAGTCCGGCTGCTACCGAATGAAGGACTTTGGCAACGATGCCTACTCCGGCGACTGCTTTTGGTTTGCAGCCACAATGCTCGGACTGGACGTGAGGAAAGACTTTGTTAAGGTGCTTGAAACCATAAATCGGGACTTGCAGCTGAATATTTGCATTGAAAGGAAAGAACATAGTAATCCCCACACAATGATGATGAAGCCTTGCAAACCACCCTTAGTACAACCACCTAACCAGCTCAAGAAGATGGAAGGTAAAAAATGGTACAAGCTAATTGAGCAATCTTTCAATGTCAAAGAACTAGACTATTGGGAGCAATACGGCATTGATGCTAAGACTCTGCAACGTTTTCATGTAAAGTCGCTTGCTCGCTATGAGTCTGTCTCCAATCAGGGAAAGCCGTTTACTCTTGGTTCTACACATGATGAGCCTATGTTTGGATATAGCATGGGGAAGTTTGTAAAAGTCTATCGCCCTAAGAGTAAGCTGCGCTTTCTTTATGGGGGTGAGAAAGTGAACGACTATGTCTTTGGCTTCCAGCAGCTGCCCAGCAAAGGGGATGTTGTTTTCATCACAGGTGGGGAGAAAGACGTGCTTTCACTTTCGGCTCATGGTTTCAACGCCATCTGTTTCAACAGTGAGACGGCACAGATTCCTGAGAATATCATCGAAGGATTGCAGCTTCGCTTTCAACACATTATTATATTGTACGATACGGACGAGACAGGTGTAAGGGAAGCTAAACGGCAGACAGATGCATTTGCTCAATACAAGGTATTGAGTCTAACCTTACCATTGCAAGGGGGTAAGTCGGAGAAGGATATATCGGACTTCTTTGCCTTGGGCAATGAAGCAAAGGACTTGAAAGTGCTTCTTAATGATATGTTCACCAATATGTATGCACAGACGATGATGATATTGCAATCTTGTGAGATAGACTACGATAATCCGCCAGACGCTTCAAAGTCGGTGGTGGCAGTAAATGGTGTTCCGCTTGGAACGCAGGACAATCTGTTTTGTATCACAGGTGGAGAAGGAACAGGCAAAAGCAACTACATTGCCGCCATCCTTGCTGGCACTCTTGGGAGAGAACGATTAAAGGCAGAGCAAACCTTGGGATTGGAAGTAACTGCCAACCCCAAAGGATTGGCTGTACTTCACTACGATACAGAGCAATCGGAGGCACAACTCTATAAGAACTTGGAGAAGACACTTCGCAGGGCTGGTATCAAGTCCGTGCCAGAGTTTTATCATTCCCTCTATCTAGCATCGCTATCACGCAAGGACAGACTGAAAATCATTCGTGAGAGTATGGACTTGTTTCATCACAAACACAGTGGAATTCATCTTGTGGTCATTGACGGTATAGCAGACCTGATACGCTCCGCCAACGACGAAACAGAGAGTATAGCCATCGTGGACGAACTCTATCGATTGGCAGGAATTTACAATACTTGTATCATTTGCGTACTCCATTTTGTACCCAACGGCATCAAACTCAGAGGACATATAGGGTCTGAACTGCAACGCAAGGCTGCGGGCATTCTCTCCATCGAGAAAGATGACAATCCCGAATACTCGGTCGTCAAGGCATTGAAAGTGCGTGATGGAAGCCCGCTAGATGTGCCGATAATGCTTTTTGGATGGGACAAGGAAGCCGATATGCACGTTTATCGTGGAGAAAAGTCGAAAGAGGATAAGGAAAAACGCAAGACCGATGAACTGTTGGCTGTTGTAAAGTCTGCATTCCGTGCCAAACTAAAGCTATCATATCAAGAGTTGTGCGATGTGTTGATGCGTGAAATGGAAATCAAGGATCGAACGGCAAAGAAGTACATTGCCTATATGAAAGAGCAGCGTATCTTGTCGCAAGACACAAGTGGTAACTATCAAAAAGGAGAATTATGTCATACATAGACCAAAGAACCGAAGATACATGGCAGAAACGCTTGTTTGACAAGCTGATGACTGTTGAGAGTAAACTTGACCATCTGCTGTTTTTGCAAGAGCAATCTGTCGATACGACCATTCACCCTCCATTGAAACCCGAATACTTGGACATCATCGACGTTTCCAAGATACTCAAAGTGGAGCAGAAGACCATCTATAACTGGGTTTGGGCAGGGAAAATCCCCTTTCTCAAGGCTAACGGTCGATTGCTTTTCCTTCGGGAAGAGATAGATGAAATGGTACGGAAGCGAGATGGCTGGTAATTGATTTCCTGATTAGATTATTTTTGTTGTGTAAATGCAAGTGTTTACACAACAAAATAATTACCTTTACAAGTAAAAAGTTAGTTGCGGATTTACCGCTCATAAAGATAACAGTACTCGCTTATTTCTTTGATAAGGAATTTACCATATATTGTTTGAAACTATTGAACCGATAAAGATAGGGTTGCAGACAAAAAATATTTGTAATTTCTACATTTGATGCTACTTTTAATGGAAAATTCATCGCTTGCAATGATTTTTTCGGCATTTTCCTTGCGCATTCAAAAAAAAGTAGTAACTTTGCAGTCAATATGACCTCCCACGCTTCTCATCAGAACAGCGCACCCGGGGAGGTCTTCGAGTTTATATACGGTTATGAGGTACGAAAAGAAGCCCATAGACACATCTGAGCAGGTTAAAAAGTTATGCGATCGAGGACTTAATATTGGAGACGAAAAACTTGCGTCCCAATATCTTTATAATATAAGTTATTATAGATTACGAGCATACACATACCCTTTTCAAAATAACGGGGAAGGTGCTAATCACGAATTTCTGAGAAAGGACATTTCTTTTCAAGATGTGATAGACCTTTATTGTTTTGATAGGCGTTTACGCTCTTTAATCTTCAATGCCATTGAAAAAATCGAGGTGGCATTAAGAACAAGAATCGCCTTAACTTATTCCGTTGATGAAAATGACGCCTTTTGGTTTCTCAATCATAAGTTATACTTTCAGCACGATAAGTTTATCGCATTGACACGCAACGAGATTATAGATGATAAACCTGTTGTAGGGGATTTAATGAAAGAGGTCAAGCGAAGTAATGAGGAATTTATAGCTCATTATTATCAAAAGTATAGCGAACCTGCTTTTCCGCCAGCGTGGATGACCTTAGAGGTTGTTTCTATGGGAACATTGAGTAAGTTGTTTTTTGCTTTGGACAAGAATAATCCTTCTAGTAAAACAATCTGCAGAGATTTGGGACTATACAATGTCGATATTTTGAAGAATTGGATGCACGGTTTATCGTCTTTACGCAATACTTGTGCCCATCATAGTCGTGTATGGAATCGCCGCTTTACAATAGCCTTGAAGTTTCCTTATAGAACGAATTATCCTTTCTTGTCAAAGCAAGAAGCTGCAACGATAAGGGACAATAAGTTGTTTGCCTACTTATCTGTAATTTTGTATTTGCAGCAAATAATCAGTCCTGATAGCTCATTTAGAAAGAGTTTGCTCACCCTATTGGACAAATCTCCCAAATTGGTAGTTTTGAAAGATATGGGCTTTCCTGAAAAATGGAGAGAATACTCTTTGTGGAAATAATATAATACGATGGTGTATCAATTATGATACACCATCGCTATTTATCTCAGTCTGGATTTTACAATATATCCCTTACTTTCTTCTTGTTTGTTTCTATTATTCATAGAACTTGAATAAATTACCCCCTCCTCTTCCTTTTTAGTATTTGGGCTATTACTACTATTTTGTCTTAAATACTCGGGTTGGTCATTTTCGTTTGATTTTTCATTTTCTTCATTTGGTTCGTTCAATGTAAGTGCAATTTTTCTGTCAAGTTCTGCTGCCTCACCTTTGAGTGAGCGAAGCTCGTCCTCTTTCTTCCAAGAACTGTTGGCAATGTTGGTGTAAACGTCTTTGTTGGTCACGACCTTTGCCATTTCCTTCTCATGCGACTCTATCACCTTAGGGATACGCTCCAAGGCATTTACGAAGTTCTCGCAGGCAAGTTTCGGGTCTGCCGCTAACTTACCGTTATTATAAGTATAGTAGATGCTCTCCTGTCCCTTGACAAAGAAGCGGTTTATCGAGCAATCAAACAGATCCTTTGAACTGCTCTCCGTCTTGACCATGATGGAAAAGCCGTAAACCTCGCCAATCTTGTTGTACTCGCTCTTGGTACGAGCCTTTTCCTCTATCTCATGCAGACGGGCGGCGATGACCTTTATGTCGGTACTGTCCTCCACACCTTTAATGACAAGTTTATTGATAGGATTACCTTCTTTGTCACGCTCCACACGCTTCTCAAAGCACGCCAAGTCTGCCTTGGCTTCCTTGATCTTGTCTGAATGGAAAGACACGGAGCTGTCAATCTCCGCCAACTTGCCCGTTGCGGCATCACGCTCACGGAGGAAATTCTTACGCTCTGATTCCAGCGTGGCAATCTTCTTGTCGAGTTTGGCTTTCTCTAACAAGTCCGTATTACCAGATAGCACGGCAACATACTCTGAAAAGTTCATACCGCTATCCTCGTCCATCGATCCCTCGTCAATGGTACGACTACCGAGCGTGTTGGTCTTCAACTGATTGATAAACAATTGCTTGTTATGTAGTAGGTTGAACTTATAACTGTCCAACGACCGCTCCACGGCATAGATAATCACATCGACCTTGTTGTCAGCAAATTCTTTGGCAACCATATTACCTTTACGAATTGCCCGACCATTTCGCTGCTCCAAATCTGAGGGTCGCCAGGGTGTATCAAGTTGATGCACCGCCACCGCACGCTGCTGGGCGTTGACACCCGTTCCAAGCATAGAAGTAGAACCGAAAATGATGCGGATGTCTCCACGATTCATCGCTTCTACCATCGCTTTTTTGGCTTTCTCGTTCTTGCACTCCTGAATAAAGCGTATCTCGTAAGACGGGATATGATAATCTTCTACCAATTTACGCTTCACCTCAGAATAGATATTAAAGTCTCCGCCGGGCTTGTAAGTACCCAAGTCAGAGAACACAAACTGCGTACCCTTCTGTGCATCATACTTCTGATAGTAGTCATTAAGTAGCTTTGCACAATGGCTTGCCTTGTTGTCAATATGATCCGAGTACCCGTTTTCGTCTATCATGCGTAGATCCAAGCTCATCTTGCGGGCGTAGTCTGTAGCAATGAGCATTTTCGCTTTTTCCTCACTCTCACTAAGCGGTGCGCGTCCTAAGATTGTGGCATCCCCTTTCTTGGCAAATTCCATCAACTTACCGATAAACTCTTCCTGTTCAGGTGTCGGCGGAATGTTATGCAGTATCTCGTTCTTCTCAGGTCTGTCAATACCAATATCCTTAGCAGTTCTGAAATCGCATATCTCCGCATAAAAGTAATGGAAGTGAATCTAATTGGTTGATTACTAACAAAAAGCATAATATATGGTAATATAGGGGCGAACGATTAAGAAACGAGCTAACTACTCTCCTTTTCTATATTTTGCCATTACTTAAAACCCTCTTGGTTTCTTATGCAAAAGTAATCTGTTCTATGAAGAAAAACAAATAAAAAGAGAAAATTATTTGTACTTATAATATTTTTCCATAAACCCTTATCTATTATCAATAGAATTGCGTAATTTTGTAGCCACACTTATGTGATATGTAAATACATAAATCATCATAATATGGCAATAAATAGAATTAAGGCTGTGCTTGCAGAAAAGCAATTAACCAGCAAATGGTTGGCTGAAAGATTGGGAAAATCAGAGAATACTGTTTCCCGATGGTGTTCCAACAAGGTGCAACCATCTCTTGAAAGCTTATTGGAAGTTGCCCAAATATTGGATATTGATGTTCGAATGTTGATTTTTGCATCTAAAGAAAAAGAGAAGTAAATAATGAATAAGAAACAATTAGCAAATAAAATATGGGCATCTGCCAATAAGATGCGTTCTAAAATTGAAGCCAACGAATATAAGGATTATATTCTAGGTTTTATCTTCTATAAATTCCTTTCTGATAAGGAATTATCTTACCTCAAAGTAGCTAATGGGAATATGGAACTTTCAGCTGAAGATTTGGAGGGTATAACAGAAGATGATGCTGAAACAGTAGCCTACCTGCAAGATAATCTTGGCTACTTTATTTCTTATGAGAATCTTTTTTCTACATGGATTACCAAAGGCAAGAGTTTTTCTGTTGCCAATGTTCGCGATGCACTTTCTGCCTTTGATCGCAAGATAAGCACTAATCATAAAAAACTCTTTGATGGTATCTTTGGTACGCTTCAAACAGGATTGAGCAAACTCGGCAGCACCGATGGGGAACAGAGTGCAGCTATCAGAGATTTAATTTCTTTAATTAGAGAAATCCCCACTGATGGGCGTCAAGATTATGATGTTTTAGGCTTCGTATATGAGTATCTTATCAGTAATTTCGCTGCCAATGCAGGTAAAAAAGCTGGTGAGTTCTACACTCCTCATGAAGTATCATTGATGATGTCTGATATTATAGCCCATCATTTGCGCCATCAAGATGAAATTCGTATTTATGATCCCACAAGTGGATCTGGGTCTTTACTCATCAATATAGGTAAGTCTGTAGCCCGTCATATCAACAATAAGGATAATATCAAATATTATGCCCAAGAATTAAAGCAAAACACCTTTAATCTAACACGTATGAACCTAATTATGAGGGGAATTAATCCTTCTAATATCGAGGTGCGCAATGGCGATACGTTGTTAGAGGATTGGCCCTATTTTGATGAAACAGATCCACAAGGCACATACGAACCACTTTATGTGGATGCAGTAGTATCAAATCCTCCCTACTCTCAAGAGTGGAATCCTCAAGATCAAGAAACCGACCCGCGTTATGCCGAGTTTGGACTGGCTCCAAAAAAATGTGCTGACTTTGCCTTTTTGCTTCACGACTTATACCATGTAAAGCCACGTGGAATTATGACTATTGTTTTACCTCATGGGGTTTTGTATCGTGGTGGAAGTGAGTATGAAATACGTAAACATCTTGTGGAGTTCAATCATATTGATGCTATTATCGGATTACCAGAAAAAGTGTTTTTTGGAACGGGTATATCGACGATTGTGATGGTACTTAAGCGACCAGATACACGAAATGGCAAAACTGATATCTTATTTATTGACGCTTCGAATGGTTTCGCAAAGGAAGGCAAGAACAACAAGTTACGTGCCTGCGACATCAAAAAAATAGTAGATGCCGTTACCACACGCACCGAGACACCCGATTATGCACAGTTGGTAGAACGTGAAGTGATACGCTCCAATGACTACAACCTCAATATATCGCGCTATGTAGATGGAAGTTCAAAGCCAGAGAAATACGACATCTATGCTACTATGTTTGGCGGTATTCCTGCTCACGAGTTGAACAGACTAAATGCCTATTGGAAGACCTTTCCGACACTAAGAAACAAACTCTTTCATGTGAATGCAGATGGCTATAATCATTTAGCAGTCGATAATGTTTCCAACACAATAGAGCAAGACCACAGTGTTCTGAAATATGTCGAGACTTTCAGGCAGAAGTTTGAAACAAAAACGACAACTCTACCTATCAACGATACCCAAACTTTGCAACATGAATATATGGTAGCAGAATCAATGCCTGTATATTCGCAATCCAACAATATAAGTTTTTCTGATTATCTCAATCAGAAGTTGGTTGTTCCAATGTTGTCTCTTAATATCACGCAGACAAAAGCAGAGATAACAACAGAACTCTTTCATCGACTTGAGACACTTCCGCTTGTAGATAAATATCAAGCATTCCAATTTTTCAGCGACAACTGGGAACAGATAACCACGGATATTGAAATTCTTCAAACGGAAGGAATAGATGCTGTTCGTGCAGTAGATCCTAATATGGTTTGGAAGAATGACAAGGAAGTGCAAGAAGGTTGGATAGGTCGAATATTACCCTTCGCTTTAGTGCAAAAGATATTGCTGGCTGAGCAAGTGACAGAGGTAGAAACTTTACAGCGAAGATTAGCAGAAATATCTGACGAATATGGACAGCTGCTTGAAACCTTGTCAGAGGAAGAAAAAGAGCAAAGCTATGTGAATGAAGATGGAACAAAATGGGTGAATGCTGAAGTGAAAAAACAAGTAAAACCACTTATTGCCATAAACAAGACGACACCTTTAGAATCTGATAGTATAGAAAATAAACTTATCAAAGTGTCTCTTCTTATTGATGAAGAAAAAAGCAAGAAAAAGGAGCTTAAACAAAAACAAGAACTGCTTCTTGATGACACCATAGCATCCATCAAGCAGATAGATGATACAACAGCCACCAACCTGCTTCGCACTAAATGGATCGAACCGCTCGTTTCTTCTATAGAACGTATGCCCAATGAGGTTGTGCAAGAGTTGGAAAGTAAAGTGCATCAACTTACCGCTAAGTATGCCACTACTTATCAAGACATTGCCAACCGTATCGCAACCTCGGAGAGCAAACTTTATCATCTTATTGGAGAACTCATTGGGAATGAAGTCGATGCACTGGGCTTAACAGCCTTTCGGGACACACTTACTAAAGAATAAAATCATTGAATGATCAGATGGACAACAATATAAAAATAGCAACAGATAATGGCTCTGGCAGTTTGTTTGATAAGATTGTTTCACTTATCGAGCAGGCAAGAGCAAGAGTGGCTACTGCTGTAAACACCGCAGAAGTCTATACAAAGTTTCACATCGGACAATTCATTATCGAGAATGAGCAAGGTGGATTGGAACGTGCCGCCTATGGGAAAGCTGTACTAAAAGACTTGTCCCTAAAACTGACCAAACGATTTGGTAATGGTTGGTCGGTTGAAAATCTCACGCTCTTTCGCAAGTTCTACCTTACCTATTCTTCTCATAGCAATGGTGAAACGAAAATCGTAAACAGTGTTTGCGAAATTGGGGAAGTCGAAAAGGGTAAGCCTTGTTTATCCAATTCAACCATTGTCAGAAGTGCAATTGACACTACTCCATCTTTCCGATTATCATGGTCGCATTATCTTGTATTGATGCGTATCAAAGACGAGAAAGCTCGATCTTTCTACGAAATAGAATGTACGCAGCAAAATTGGAGCGTACGCCAGCTACAAAGACAATACAACTCCAGCCTTTACGAACGCCTGGCTTTGAGTCGCAACAAAGCCGAAGTGATACGTTTGGCTACTGAGGGGCAGACCATAGAGAAGTCTGCGGATGTGATCAAGAACCCTCTTTCTTTGGAGTTTCTTGGATTGAAACCCGATGAGAGTTACAGCGAGTCGAAACTCGAAGGGGCTATCATCAGCCGTATGAAAGACTTCTTACTTGAAATGGGCAAGGGATTTCTCTTTGAAGCCCGTCAAAAGCGTTTCACTTTTGAAGAAGAGTTCTTCTATGTTGACTTGGTGCTGTATAATCGGCTCTTGCAATGTTACTGTTTGATCGATTTCAAGATAGACAAACTCACACATCAAGACTTGGGACAGATGCAGATGTATGTCAACTATTTCGATCGCTACGTGAAGCAAGCATTTGAAAAACCCACTATCGGTATCTTGATTTGCCGTGAGAAGAAAGACGCTTTGGTGGAACTAACCCTACCCAAGAATGCCAATATCTATGCCACGGAGTATCAGCTCTATCTGCCCGACAAGCAGTTGCTTGAAAGCAAACTGAAAGAATGGATTGATGAGTATGAAGAAGACGACAATATTACAGAATAGGAACTACTATGGATAAGAAAAATAAGAACGTACCACTAATCAGATTTAAAGGATTTGAGGAGGAATGGGAAGAAATCCGACTTGGTGATTTTGGCGATTTTAAATCAAATGGAGTTGATAAAACTGTCAAGGAAAAAGAATTGCCAATCAACTTGCTGAATTATATGGATGTTTATAATCAGCGTCATATTTCAGTTGAAAATTGTAACGAATTAATGCAAGTTACGGCGACAGACAGACAAATAAAAGAAAACAATGTTGTTGATGGTGATGTATTCTTTACCCCATCTTCTGAAACTCCTGAAGATATTGGACATGTGTCAGTGATTGAAGAAACCTTACCAAATACATGTTATTCATATCATTTAATGCGTTATCGTCCAAAAGAAAACGTCTTTTATAAAATTTTTCCGAAGTATTCTTTTGCCTCAGATTATATGCGTAAACAACTTGTGTTTGAAGCTCAAGGAGTACAGAGATTTGTACTCAGCAAGGATAGTTTTGAAAATCTTGTTGCTAAGAAGCCGTCTATCTCTGAACAACAGAAGATAGGCTCATTCTTTAAGGAATTGGATGACCTAATCGGCGCCAAAGAGGAAGAGTTGCAAAAACTCCGTCAACTCAAATCGGCATTGCTTGACGCAATGTTTCCAAATGGAGACTCAGAAAACACAACAGGTGTTAATAGGGGGGGGCAAATGTTAAATAATATTATAACCAACTATCCTCAATTGGCAGTTCGCTCCCATTCTGCCAATACTCCACGTCTGCGATTCCGTGGATTCACGGCACCGTGGGAAAAGAAGAAATTGTCTACTGAATGTAACTTCTCAAAAGGTAGAGGTTATTCCAAATCTGACATTCAAAGTTCTGGTATTCCCTTACTTCTTTATGGCACTATGTATACCGATTATAAAACCGCCATAAACAAGACAGATTTGTATTCATCTTTCAAAGAGGGTGCATTGTTAAGCAATGGGTATGAAGTGGTAGTACCTGCTTCTGGCGAAACAACTGAAGATATTGCGCGGGCTTCCGCAATAGAACGGGGTGGGATTATCATAGGCGGAGATTTGAATGTGATATATCCCAACAAGTCTATATCGCCTTACTTTCTGGCATTAGAGCTAACGCATGGAGCAAGTCATAAACATCTTACAAAAAAAGCACAAGGTATATCTGTGGTGCATTTGCATAATAGTGATATTCAAGACCTTCGGATTACCATTCCCTCCCTCCCCGAACAGCAGCTCATCGGCAACTTTTTTCGTAGCCAAGATGAGAATATCTCTGCTACCGAGCAGCAGATTAGTAAACTAAAGACGATGAAGCAAGCGTGCTTGCAGCAAATGTTCGTTTAACCCGATAAAATACAAGTATATGGCATTCAATAGTGAGGAAAAATTTGAGCAAGAAATTATCAAGATGTTGAGCCAAAAAGGATGGGAGGCAGAAGTGCTTTGTCATTCTACTGAACAAGATCTTATACGCAACTGGGCTAATATTATTTTTGCCAACAACAATATCATTGACCGACTGAATGATGCACCACTTACCGATGGCGAAATGGGACAGCTGCTTGAAAAGATAGCCGAACTCAGGTCGCCAGTCAATCTTAATCGCTTCATCAATGGCAAAACGGTGGCTATTAAGCGAGACAACTCAGATGATGCGCTCCATCTTGGAAAAGAGATTTCTCTTAAAATCTTTGATCCTCACGAGATTGCCGCAGGGCAAAGCCGATACCAGATAGTGAAGCAGCCCCACTTTTCTTCACAGGGTGTGATGTATCCGCAGCGACGTGGCGACTTGATGTTGCTTATCAATGGTATACCAGTAATCCATATCGAACTCAAAAAGAGTGGCATACCTGTCAGCCAAGCCTATCATCAAATAGAAAAGTATTCCAAAGAAAGTATTTTCTCGGGACTATTCTCGCTGGTACAGATATTCGTGGCGATGACCCCCGAAGAAACGGTCTATTTCGCCAATCCGGGTAAAGACGGTAAGTTCAATAAAGACTTTTATTTCCATTGGGCGGATTGGAACAATATTCCACAAAACGATTGGAAATATATCATTACTTATCTGCTCTCAATCCCTATGGCGCATCAACTCATCGGCTACTATACCATTGCCGACCGTGCCGATGGTGTGCTGAAGGTGCTGCGCAGCTATCAGTACAACGCAGTACGCGCTATCAGTGATAAGGTTGCGAAGCGAACAAATTGGAGAAGCGAAGACAGTCAATTGGGAGGATACATCTGGCATACCACAGGTTCGGGAAAAACTCTGTCCAGTTTTAAGGCTGCACAGCTGATAGCCGACAGTGGTAATGCCGACAAGGTGGTGTTTGTTATCGACCGCATCGAGCTTGGTACGCAGTCTGCTCGAGAATACCGCAATTTCTCAGGCGATGAAGATAACATACAAGAAACAGATGACACACAAGAACTCGTCAGCAAGCTAAAATCACCCGAGATAGCAGATATGCTTATCGTTACTTCTGTACAAAAACTTGGCATTATAGCAGATAATGGAATTCGGGCAGTGGACTTGGAAAAGCTGCAACGCAAACGTATCGTCTTTATCGTGGACGAATGTCATCGTAGCACCTTTGGGGATACCTTCCAAGCCATCAAACGAACTTTCCCTACAGCGATGTTCTTTGGTTTTACGGGTACACCCATCAAAGAAGAAAATAAAAAGAACGATGCGACCACTTCCGACATCTTTGGCGATGAACTGCACAGATATAGCATATCTGATGGTATCAGAGATAAAAATGTATTGGGATTTGACGTAATCAAAATGCAAACCTATCAAGAACGAGAAGTGCGCCAGGTTGTGGCACTTAAAAAGGCACATGCTATTACGGTAGAGGAAGCAATGACAGATGAAAACAAACGCAAGGTTTTCAATGAGTGGATGTTTCAACGCCCGATGGCTGGCGTACATTATGCTGATGGCAGCTACACTACAGGAGTTGAGGACGAATTGCCAAACTCACAATATGAAACTAATGGACACTGCCAAATGGTTGTCGATGATATATTAAAAGGCTGGCTGGTGTTGAGTCAAGGCAACCGCTTCCATGCCCTTTTTACAACTTCGAGTATTCCACAAGCCATTCGGTATTACAGGATGTTCAAAGCCCAATCACCCGATTTGCATATTACGACTCTCTTTGATCCTTCTTTACCCAATGACAATCCCGATGGTGTAATTGCCAAAGAAGAAGGTTTGGCAGAGATACTTACAGATTACAATTCGTTATTTAATCAAAATTTTACGATTCCTACCCATGATAAGTTTAAGAAAGATTTATCTAATCGCTTGGCACATAAGAAGCCATATATTAATCTGCAACCTCATCAGCGTTTAGACTTGCTTATTGTCGTGTCGCAAATGCTTACAGGTTTCGACTCTAAATGGATTAATACGCTTTATATTGATAAGATGATGGAGCATGAAGATATTATTCAGGCTTTTTCACGTACTAATCGCCTCTACGGACCAGAAAAACCATTCGGCACGATTAAATACTATCAACGCCCATACACAATGGAAAAGTATATCAACAAAGCCGTTCAAATATATTCTGGCAATTCTGAACTGGGCTTATTTGTCTGCAAGCTGGATAGCAACCTTGAAGGAATGAATCTTAAATTCATAGAAATGTCAACACTTTTCAGTCGTGCTGGGATAGAGGATTTCAGTCGATTGCCAGAAGATGATGCCGTAAAAGGACGCTTTGCTAAACTTTTCCGCGAATACAACCGCTATCTTGAATCTGCAAAAGTGCAAGGATTTCATTGGGGCAAGTTGGAGTATGTATTTGCTGAAAGCAAGGAGTTAAAGCTCAATCATGAAGAGTATCACTACAACACGTTGCTACAACGCTATAAAGAACTCTTTAAGAGTACTGTAGCTGGTGGAATGATACCCGATCTGCCTTATGAAATCGACCCCTATCTTACAGAAATTGATACAGAACGAATTGATACGGACTATATGAACCGTAACTTCGAACGATATATAAAAGCACTTCATCAGCCCAATGTAACAGAGGAAGAGCTAACACTCCTTCTTAACGACCTTTCTACCTCCTTTGCATCTTTACCCCAAGATCAGCAACAGTATGCTGAAATATTCTTGCATGATGTGCAGAGTAAGAACATCGAGCTTGAAGCGGGTAAGAGTTTCCGAGAGTACATCACCGACTACATGAGCAACGAGCAAGAGCAAGCAGTAGATAAATTGGTGGGAATGATAGACGTTGATAAATCTTTATTTACAAAGATGTTAAGTCAAGGTCTTACAGAAAAAAACATCAATGACTTCGGACATTTTGACGAGCTAAAGAGTAGCGTCAACCGAACCAAGGCTAAAACTTTCTTTGAGCAACACTTAGGTAAGAAGATGAACATCCTGCAAGTAAACAGAGAAATCGACAAGATGCTTCGTGGATTTATTCTGTCTGGATATATTAAGTTATAGAGAAATAATGAATAATACTATCAATAAAATCGACTTTGGCGCATTTTTGCGTTCATTTAAGCAAAACCTAGATGGTTCTTTTTCCTTTTTATTAGGTGCAGGAGCTTCAGTTTCTTCTGGTGTACAATCTGCTTCGGATTGTATTTGGGATTGGAAAAAGGATATTTTCTTGGCTCAAAATTTGCAATTTGAAGAATTCTTAGATATTCACTCAGATTTTTGTAAAGACAAAATCCAAAAATGGCTTGATGAGCAAGGAGTGTTTCCTAAGCGAGATTCTGAAGAGGAGTATGTCTTCTATGCAGAGAAAGCATATCCTATGGAACAAGATAGAACTAAATACTTTGAAAATCTATGTGCGGATAAAACACCATATATTGGGTATAAACTTTTAATGCTGTTAAACAAGTACGGGGTGCTTAAGTCTGTTTGGACAACAAATTTTGATGGCTTAATAGAAAGAGCTGCGCATCAAGCTGATTTAACACCTATTGCTGTCACATTGGATAATCCAGAACGTATTTCGAGAAATGAAAGTAAATCAGAACTTTTATATGTTGCATTACATGGTGATTATAAATATTCAAAGTTAAAAAATACAGCACAAGAATTAGATGCTCAAGAAATACTATTTACAGAAAGATTAAAGAGTTATTTTATAGATAAGAATTTGGTCGTTATAGGATATAGTGGTAGAGACAAATCTTTGATGCATACGTTATGTGAGGCTTTTATGACAAAAGGATGTGGGCGTCTTTATTGGTGTGGGTATGGAAACAAAATAACATCTGAAGTTCAAAATTTCTTGAATAGGATTAATGATTCTGGTAGAGAAGCTGTATATGTAGATACGGATGGGTTTGATGCTACTTTGGTGTCAATAATGAAGTTTTGCTATGAAGATCAATTTGATAAGAAAATAGAAATTGGAAAATATTTGAAAGGATTAAGCAGAGTTAAACACATCATTCCTTTTAGCGTCGAGAATACAACCTTTACGGGTTGTGCCAAGACAAACTTATACCCACTTATAATCCCACAAGATATTTTTCAATTTGAGATAGAATCTCCAGAAGGCTCTTCTAAATGGACTTTTATAAAAGAAAAAATTAAAGGTAAAGACATTATTGCTGCTCCATATGAAAAAATAGTATACGCTTATGGTTTACCTAATTCCATTTATAATGTTTTTTCAAAAGAACTTATTGGTGAAATTAAGCGTGTGCCAATTTCTTTGTCCAATATTAAGGATAATTCTACATTAAAAAATATTATTCTCAAAGTTCTCATTTGTAGCTTGTCCTCAAACGCAGGATTACGAGCATCTATGTCTAAAAAAATTATTTGGAATGAAAAAGAACGTTTTCAAAGCAATGTTTTTAAAGCTATCAAAATAGATATAGTATTCATTAATAGTGAGAAATATGCCTTAATAAGTATTACACCAACATTATATTTTAATAAAGAAGGGAACTATACTACATTACAAAAGCAAGAAATTACTAGAAGCTATATTGATAAGCTGTATAATAAGATCTATGAAGAAACACTATGTTATTGGGAAGCTATTTTGTTCAAGCAACAGACTAAAATATGTTTTGATTACCCATTGAATAGTGGTAACGGATGTTTCTTTAAAGTTAGTTCAAATAGAGGCGAGGCTTTATTTAACAATCCGAATAACCCTTACGTAATTACCAACGATATAATATTAAAAAGAAAAATTTATGAAGGTATAATTATTGACGAACCCTTATTGAATTTCTCTGGGAGCACATCTGCACATATAATTATGGATTCTAATCCTATGCGAGGGTTAAATAATAATAATCCTTATGATCACTTTATTGCATCAAAATTTAGAGATGTTTCTATCCATATAGGTGTTGTTTGCCCTTGTACCTATTCTGATAGGTTCTTTTCATTCTTAAATGAACTTCAATCTCCTATAAAGAACAATAACCCAAATTCTGACTATATTCAAAATTACAATGGTTTTTCTCAGATATATGCTTCTATCTTGAATATCCCCGCAATTAATTCACAATACTGGATTTCATGTAGAGAAGAACAAGATAACTCTATAAGTTTAGCTCGAAATCTATGCAAGTATGCCAATCAAATGGCGACTAATATGCCTGGAATTATTGTAACCTTTTTTATTCCCAATTCGTGGTCTAATCATAAATCGTTTAAAGAATGTGGAGAAGTCTTTGATTTACATAGCTATATCAAAGCTTTTGCTGCTCAACATGGTTTTACTACTCAAATTATTGAGGAGCGAACTTTGACAAACCTTTCTATGAAAAAAGAAATTTACTGGTGGTTATCATTGGCTTTTTTTGTAAAAGCAATGAGAGTCCCATGGACATTAGCAAATTTAGATCAAAATACTGCATTTGCAGGTATTGGTTATAGCCTTTCCAAGAAACAATCTGGCAAATTTAATATTGTTATAGGCTGTAGCCATATATATAACTCAGAAGGACAAGGACTTAGATATAAGTTATCTAAAATCGACAACCCCATATTAGATAGAAAGAACAATCCATATCTTACATATAATGAGGCATATAAACTTGGGGTTAATATTCAAAATCTTTTTATACAATCGATGGATAAATTACCAAAGAGAGTCGTTATTCATAAACGAACACCTTTTCTTGAAGACGAAATTAAGGGTATTACAGAAGCTTTAGCACAAGCAAATATAACTAATGTGGATTTAATAACTATTACAATAGAAAAAAATATTAGATGCTTAGATCAATTTTTTTATAATGGTCAAGCAAAAAATTCTAATTTTCCGCTTCATAGAGGAACTTGTATGAAGCTTTCTGATACAGAATGCTTGTTGTGGACACATGGTGTTGTAGATTCTATTAAAGCTGGAAGAAACTATTACTCTGGTGGTAAAGGCATCCCGTCTCCACTAAGAATAAGTAAGTTTTATGGTGCAGGTAGTATGAAAACTATATGTAACGAAATTTTAGGGTTTACAAAAATGAATTGGAACTCCTTTAATTTCTATACAAAGTTACCTGCAACTATTGATACTTCTAACACCTTAGCACAAGTAGGGAATATGCTTGATAATTATAATGGGATTACATACGATTATCGTTATTTTATTTAAGGTGTTAAATGCGGTTTTACAGAAAGTGTTGTTTTTTTATCACGACTTTGGAGTGATTTAATCCCCTTTCGGGGCAAGGGTCTTTGTGGTACAAACGGCAGTTTGTGGTACAAAGACACACCTTGCTGATGTAGAAAATGGGATTATAAGCCCCTGCCGTGTTACTGCATTCATTGAATACAGTAACTCAGCGTAGGCTTGCATTCGAGGAATGCAGTACTTCAGAGTTTCCGCCATCTTTCCACATCATCTTTGTATTGGTCGAGATGTTCTCGAAGCACCTGCTCCACATATCCTGAAACGCTTGCTCCCTGCTCACCGATTTTCCTCACCACGAAGTCCAACTTTCGTTGAGTTTCCTCTGATACATACACAGCTTTGCGGTGGCTGTTGCGAAAGGGCTGGAGATATCTCCCCTGAAACTCGGATAATTGCTTCCTGTCCTTTGTTTTTCCCATTCGTTGATGATTCTCTTCGGTAGAAGTAGCCCTTTCCGTTGGTGACAACTCTGTTTCTTGATAGGACGGTTGAGAATAGTCCTTGTGACTCTCCTTGTCATTTTGTTCCTCAACTTTAACAGGCTCAAATCTTTTCTTTTCCTCTTCATAATCTATGGGCTGATCAAAATCGGGCAACTCTTCGGGCTTGCGGAGCTTAACGCCATAATTGCCCATATCTCGAAGGGCTTGTTCCAGACGTTGTTTCCTTTGTTCATCTATTCTTGCCATAATTTCTTGGGTATTGCGTTATAATGCCTTTCAAGCATTGTTTGTATGTCGCTTTGTTTGTAAAGTATCTTCCCTCCGATTTTGTAGAAAGGAAGTGTTCCTGCATTTCTGTACTCTTGGAGCGTGCGTGTGCTGAGCCGTAATTGGCTGCAAACCTCCTCGCCAGTGAGGTAAACCTCTCCGCCCAGCATCGGACGGGCGGTAGCGCAATACCGCTCCAATTTCTTCAATATTCCTTCCATCAGTTGTGAAAACAACTGCATCTGAGGGTCTTCCTGCGTAATGATTTCATTCTCTGACATAATTCATTCATTGTTTGCGTTCAGTAACTCCGTGATGTCGCTCTCCTTGTAATAGCACTTGTGTCCAATCATTGAGAAAGGGATTTTTTGTCGAGCCATTCGTCCGTTTCGGGCGGATTGCCGATGAGCTTCTCTACACGATGGATAAAGTCTGCAAATTCGGAGTGGTGTCGCTCCCACGCTTTGCGGTCGATGATAATGAGTTTCATTGCCTTGATTTTGTTTTGATTACTTTATTGTTACTCGGCAAACAAGCTGTTATGCAGTCCATTGCCGTACTTGTCGAGTGCAAAAGTAAACCCTCGGAAGCACCGCTGCAAGAAATGAGGATAAGCAGGGAAATAGAGAGAAAACAAGAGAAAAGACCAAAGGATATCCATCAGTGTTATTGCGGTAATGAGAAGAGGTGCCGGTTCGTTTCATATCAACGAAAATGAAAGCAGGTAACTCGCGAGAGTTCGACAATTCGACATATCGATTGTCCGATAGTTCGATAAATAGATAGTTCGAACGATAGACCGTTTGGATGAACGTAAGAATTATCTATCTCTCTGTGGTTAGATAGATAAATCGTCCGTACGATTGACAGGTAGAATGCTTATTTCATCGCTTGCGTCCAAAGAGCCTGAGTATGCCGTATTCGTTCGGGCATTTCTCTTTGGCGGTCAGCCTACTTTCGCAAGGTTGGAGCGAAAAATACAACCGTACAAAAAAAATAAGCTTGAATGAAAACGGCCTTGACAGATAGAAGAGAAAAGCCCTGCGGTGGAGATTTTTCGCTCCATCAGCAGGACTTGACCTTGCAAGAAAGTGAAGGCAACTGCCATATCTTTGCCCGACCGATTACGGCTTCAGGGGCTTTGCATAAGGCTGTTTATAAAGTGTAAACAAACGTTTTATCTGTCCGTCTGACCTACTGTCGGCAGATTATTGCTCTCGCTGAGCAGCACTATCGTGCCTGTGAGTTCGGTATAAAGACGGTCGTATTGCTCGTCAGAAGCAAATGTGTCCGTCAAACCGAATTGGTCGAATGTGGCTTGAATAGCCTTGTTCGACAACAGTATAGGTGCGAGTCTTTCGGGAAGTGGCATTGGCAGTTCCTTTTCAAACTCATCCTCCAATACAGATACAAGCGTGTCATACTTGGAAAAGTACAAGCCCTGATACAAGACTTCGCTTGCCATGCTCTCCGCTTCGGGATGTGTGAAACCCTGCGCCAGGGCATCACAGTAAGTTGTGAGAGCCATATCTGCCCGTGCATTGATAAACTCCGTATCTTGCAATCTTTCGGGGTGATGCTCACTTATGTAACTTCTTAATTTCAATCGAAAGTAAGAAAGTTCCTGTTTGTTGTTCTCTTTCATAATAGTTTGGTTTTCAATCGTGAATAATAAATGTTTGGCAATTACTTCCTTTTTATCCTTGTTGCTGCACTGCACTCTGCCTTGCGATTGACTCACAATAGCCTTCAAAGGCTGAATGCTCTCTATCGGTGAGTGCAGTCATATCCTCTTGTATCTTGTGGTCGGTTATCTTTCCGTAGATTTGTGTCGTACCTATATTGCTGTGTCCGAGCATTTTGCTGAGCGTTTCCATCGAAATACCATTGGAAAGGCAAATCGTGGTTGAGAATGTGTGGCGAGCCATGTGAAAGGTCAAGCCCTTATCTATCCAGCATATCTGCCCGATGTTCACACACGCAAAGGATGCTTTCCTTATTGTAAGATTGGGGAATATTAAATCGTCCGCTTTCTTATCCTTGATATAGAGCGAAAGGATTTGCTTGGCAATGGGCAGGAGTGGGATAATCGCTTCCACATTGGTTTTCTGCCTTTTGATGCGGATTTCCTCTGTGCCGTCTGCATTATGGATGATGTGTTTTGGTTTGAGCCGTTGCATGTCCACACGAGCCAGTCCTGTGAAGGCGCAGAAAAGGAATAGTTGCCTTGCTCTCTCGAACTGCTTGTCAATAATGGGCGTTTGTAATACCCGTTGCAGTTCCTCGGTTGTGAGATACCTGCGTGTTCGGTGTGGTAGTTCCGCCTTGTAGTCCGCAAAAGGGTCGATGCGGATATACTTCTTCTGCTGACCGATGCCGATGAGTTTTCTAAGGAAGATGACCGCTACCTGAATAGTGGCAAGAGAAAGGTTGCGCTCTGATTTAAGGTAGAAGTCCATCCCTTCGATAAAACCATAGTCAAGCGATGAGTAGCGAATATCCTCTAGCCCCAAGCGTTCACGCAAATAAGCCTCAATGAGTTGTGTGGCATAGATGTAGTTGGCAAAGGTCGGCTTGGCTACCGTTATTCCTACGCAAGGACGCTTTTCCTCTATGAAAAGTCGTGCTTCCTCCATAAGAAAACCTTTGGGCTTGTCTTCTTCCATGAGTTCACGCTTCAACAACTCAGCGGTAATATAGCCACGTTGCCAGACTAATTCTTGATACTTCGCTTTGGCTTGGTCCTCTTTGCTTTGTAAATAGCGGTTGATTTCCTTTGTTTCTTCATCTGTTCCCTTGCATCGTCCCTTACGACTGTCCCAAAGTTCGGGAGCGATTTCCTTTCCCGTGCTGTACTGTACTTGTTCTCCGTCTATGGTGATGCGTCCCATAATCGGGCATTTGCCGTTCTTCTTCTCTTTGGAACGGTTGATATAAAAGAGCGTCTTAAATGTACTTCGTGCCATGATGTCAAAATCTTAAGGTGAATGTATCTTGTATGCGTTGTTGCACTTCCTGCATGTCCCGATGGATTCTCTCGGAGGAAACAGCTGCATATACCTGTGTTGTTCTCAAATTTGTGTGTCCGAGCATACGGCTCACCGTTTCGATAGGTACACCTGCCGAGAGTGTGATAAGCGAAGCAAAGGTGTGGCGAGCCATGTGGAAGGTTAGTGGGCTTTCCATGCCGATGTTTCTCTGTATGTAGTGCATGCCATTGAGAATAATGTCAGTAGTAGGGACATCAAATACAAAGCCTGCACGCTTTCCCCTGTACCGCTCTATTATCGCCCAAGCAGGAGGAAGTACTTGTACACGATATGGTGTCTTGGTTTTTATTCGCCTGCCCTTGATGCAGAGTTCGCCTTCTTCCAAGACAATGTTTTCCTCTCTCAGATTGCGGACATCGGAGATGGCAAGCCCTGAAAAGCAAGAAAAGACGAACAAATCACGGACAATACGATAGTTCTCCCATTTAATCTCCAAGTCGATGATGCGCTCAAGTTCTTCCTGCGTAATACTTCGAGGTTCACCCTTTGGTCGCTCGTAACTGTAGCCCAAGAACGGATAAAAGTCCAGCACACCTTTCTTCACCGCCATGCGGACGATGGTCTGCAAGGTGGATAAGGCACTCGATATGCTGCTGCGTTTCAGTCTGCGGTCGATGGTAAGATAATACTCAAAACCCTCGATAAAGGCTTTGTCCAACTGTGAAAGGGGAATGTCTCTTACCTTGTGCTTCTTTTGTACATACTCACGGAGCAGGGAGAACTGGTAGGTACGGAGTTTGAATGTCTTTAAAGCTCTATCAATGCCTATACGCTCCTTTGTCTGTGTGAGATACTCCCCGAAACTCTCCAAGAGCAAGGCTTGGTGGTAGATTTGTCCTTGATAGGCATCCCTCACGTCTGTGGCGGTGAAAGTTTCTTTCCTTTCACTGAGTTCGTGAAAGCGTGTGTGGATGAGTGCGGTGCATTCACCGAGTTTCTGATTGACGGACACCGCCATTGCACTCTTGCCGATAAGCCTTTGCTTGCGGCTGTTCCAAAGAGCGAGCGGAGTTTTGCACTTGGTGGAGAAGCCTGAATGGGTTCTGCCTACTGAGATGCGCCCGATGACAGGCACAAGTCCTTTCTTGTCGGTTCGTTTCGCCTGAACGAAGAACGATACTTTCAGTTTGTTTTCCTTCATTTTTCTGTCGTTTTTTCTAAATTTCCTTTGCTTGCAAAGGTACAGATGAACAAGTATTCCTGAGCGATGCAGAAAAATGAAAGATGAAGAATAAAAAC